AAAGAATATCTTGTTAAAAATTTCAAGATTAATGTATCACCATCTTATTCTGAAACAACTGGAAATGGATTAGGTGCTGATGACTGGAATATTACTTGTGAAGGCTTCATCAGCTTTGACAAAGAAACATCTACAGCCATCATCAACGCAACTGATGTTTAATTATTGTCCTCCTGTAAAATTACCTGACTTAGAATCTAAAACCTTTGAAGATGGTAAACGATATTATGTAACACCTGAAGGTAATAGACTGCCTTCTGTTACAACGGTTCTTGGTGCCTTAAAGAAACAAGAAATCATGGCATGGCGTAAGCGTGTTGGTGAAGAAGCAGCCAATGCTATATCACGCAAGGCTTCTGGTCGAGGCACCAATGTTCATACTCTTTGTGAACGCTATCTCAACAATGAAAAACTTGGAGATATCATGCCAGATGCCAGAGAGATGTTTAATGATTTGATTCCTTATTTGAATAAAATTGATAACATATGGTACCAAGAGCAGGCACTATGGTCCAATCAACTTGGTCTTGCTGGTCGTGTTGACTGTATTGCTGAGTATGAAGGTGAACTCTCTGTTATTGATTTTAAGACATCTAAGAGAATTAAGACCAGAGAGAGCATTCAAGATTATTTCTGGCAGACCTGTGCTTATGCCTTGATGGTAGAAGAACTAACAGGCTATGCTATAAATAATCTCACTATTATCATGGCTGTTGACAATGAACAACCGATAATATTTAAAGAGAAGACCGAAGACCATATCGAAGGTCTAGTTAAAGCGATTCAATTTTATAAGGAACAAGAATGAAAAAGTTATTTGTATTATTTTTGATGCTGTTTACAGTATCTTCATTTGCATGGACACAACGTCAACCACAAGATCCAAAAACATGTGCTGTACATGCACCATTTGGTTTTCCACAAACTAATGGTGTAACAGCAGTTTGCCATCAGGCCTATTTTGTAGGTTATGATGCAGCTGCTAAATTGCCAAAGTATGTAACATATGAACTATTGCCACAAAATGCATTAGGTTGTGTTGCTCGTACAAACGCATTTGCTGCTGACCAATTTATTCCTAACGGTGCCGCACCAGCAGACTATGTTGGTACTGGTTACGATAAAGGACACATGGCACCTGATGGTGATTTGTCTTGGGATCCACAAGTTGAGTATGAATCATTCTTGATGGATAATATGAGTCCACAAGCAGGTTCATTGAATCGTGGTATCTGGAAATTATTGGAAACATCCGTACGTGGTTGGGCTGTACAATTGAACCAACCTTATACAGTTTATGTTGGTGGCATCTATGCACAAGGCGACAAGACAATTGGTAAAGGCGTTGTAGTACCACATGCTTTCTATAAGATAGTTATCAATGATGTAACAGGTCAAGTTGCTGGTTGGGAATTCCCACACGTTGCACCTTATCCTAACCTTGGTAACGATTTGACTAAATTCCGTAAGACCGTTGCACAGATTCAACAAGATGCAGGTGTCACATACGGATTCCCTGCCAACGCCAAGGAACTACAACCTGGTCAAGAATGGCCTGTAGATTTTGGTAAGTTGACTGCTGCCAAACGTGCCAAATGTGGTGCAAATGCTTCCGATGACTAAATATTAGTTGACAAACTAAAAAAGGTAGGTTATAATGAAGATTAAGAAACTAATAATGAAATTAAATCGTGCTGAGTTTGAACACAGACTCGACAAGGTGAAAAAGTTATGGTTTAAAATTCTAAAGAAATCTATCAAGCATAAGCACACCGAATCGGTGCGCTAATTATGGTTGTATGAAGTAAATCAAAAAGTATTCTGGACGGGGGTGCAAATCCCCCCAGCTCCACCACATGAGTATTGAGTTGATATGGGCTGAGATGCCGCAAACAGTATTCATATGATGGGGCTGCATAGTTTCGACAGGGTAACAAGTAGAGGCATGGACAACTCATCACAGAGAGATGTAAAAAGTAAATCAAAGTAAACGCAAACGATGAAAAGTTCGCATTGGCAGCCTAAACGCTGACTAGGGTTCGGTGGGTTCCTCGTAACAGAATACCCACCAAAACAACTTAAAAGGAGTTTTAATGAAAAAAGTAATCGCAACGCTAATTTTATCCGCTTCAGCATTGGCAGCAAATGCCATCGAAGTTGGCGTAGAAGGAGTCCATGATTATGGAGTTCACAAGAATGGTTATCGTGCTACAGCAGAGGTTCTAGGTATTGACTTGAGTGCAACACACATGGGTCATTCTTACAATCGTGTTACAGTCGGTAAAGATTTTGATATATTCAAATTTGGTAATGCCACATTCTCAGCTGGTGTTGCTGGTGCTTATCAAGACACTTTGGTTAACAAAGTTCAAAATGGTTACGGTGCAGTAGTTGATGCTAACGTGAACATCAAAGTAACTAAAAAAGTAGAAGCTGTTGTGGGTGTAGAACACTTCACAGGTCAAAGCCAAGTTAAGTCATTTAACGGCAATGCAGCTACATTAGGACTTAACATCAAGTTCTAATCAGGTTTGGTGGGTACCTAACCCACCCAATTTATAGGAGAGAACATGAAGTTTCTTTTAATAAGAACTTTAGTGGTATTGCTTTCTTTAAGTTTTTTACCATTACTTGCAAACCCACTCACGAATAATCCAATATACGAAATAGGCCAAGAATTTAACAAACAATTATTGTGCATGGCCAAGAACATTTATTATGAAGCTGGCAAAGAACCTTATGAAGGTAAACTAGCCGTAGCGCAGGTGGTCAATAACAGAGTTAACTCTCATTTGTTTCCACGTACTGTATGTGAGGTCGTATACCAAAAAGTAAACGATACATATCAATTCTCATGGGTTGGAGAACATCCAACAGGCCAATTGAATCCATATGTGTGGGAAGAATCATTGATGGTTGCCAAGAAATCAATGACTCAAACTAATATACATGAGCTCTTAGCTAAGACTAAAGCCATGTACTTCCATGCCACCTCGGTTTCACCAGATTGGCACATGAGAAAAGTAACACAGATTGGTAATCATATATTTTATACCAAAAATTAACTTGACTTTTGACAACTTTTATATTATACTACATGAATGAATACGATGCCTACTAAAACCGAAATAAACGAGTTCAGTCTATTGATTGAGAATGTCTCTTATGAGATGAACCTTAATTACATGGACTCAATCCTGTATCATTGTGAGAACACTGGTATGGAGATAGAGGTCGCCTCAACTCTATTAACCTCGGTTCTAAAGGCTAAGATTCGTGAAGAAGCTGAGAGCGTTAACCTCTTAAAGAAAACTTCAAAATTGCCGGTATAATGTATAAATAGGTGTAGGTCACCAGATTGCCGTCTGCACCTACTCTAACATTGTAAAGGAATGTCAGCATGTATTATATATCTATCACAGATGAAGTTCACCAAAAACTATGTGAATTATTTGATGTAACATATATCCCCACGAATTTTGAACCAATCAAATATGAAGCTAACAGCCGTTCAGCTTTTAAAGGATTAAACCATACGGATGAAGCTAAAGAAGAAATTCGTAAAGCTAACATAGGAAGTAAAAATCCTATGTTCGGTTTAAGAGGACAAAAGAATCATCTATATGGTAAAACCAAAGATAAAATTTCTTGTCCACATTGTAATAAAGAAGGTGGAAAAAATATTATGGGAAGATGGCATTTTAATAATTGCCGCCTAAATATATTGACATAGAAGAAATTTTATGTTATACTACGTTCTCATTATGAATAAAGTGCATACTCCGTTTTATACATCAACATACTCCGTTATACTAGAAAGGTAACATTATGGATTTCTCCAAATTGAAAACTGGCTCAGGCAATCTGACCAAACTCACTAAAGCCATCGAAGCACTCAACGCTTCACCAGAGGCCTCCAACAACAAAGAAAATTACTGGAAACCAGAAGTAGATAAAGTCGGCAACGGCTCTGCTGTAATTCGTTTTCTCCCAGCATCTCCTGCTGATGGTGAAGATGGATTGCCATGGGTTAAAGTGTTCTCTCATGGATTTCAGGGACCTGGTGGTTGGCTCATTGATAATTGTTTGACAACCAATAATCAACAATGTCCTGTTTGTGAACACAACAACAAATTGTGGACTACAGGCATCGAAGCCAATAAGAATGTGGCTCGTTCACAGAAACGTAAACTAAGTTACACAGCCAATGTGTATATTGTATCTGACCCTAAACATCCAGAGAATGAAGGCAAAGTCTTTCTGTTCAAGTTTGGTAAGAAAATCTTTGATAAGATTACCGAAGCAATGAACCCCGCATTTGAGGATGAAACACCAATCAATCCATTTGATTTGTGGAAAGGTGCAGACTTCAAGCTTCGTATTCGTAAAGTTGCTGGCTATCAAAACTATGACAGTTCAGAATTTGCATCACCAGCACCATTGCTTGATGACGATACTGAATTGGAAAAGATTTGGAAGTCTGAACACCCACTTAAACCTTTGTTAGACCCTAAAGAGTTTAAGTCTTATGATGATTTGAAAGCACGCTTAGATAAGGTACTTGGTGAAGCACCTGTTGCCAAAACAACAGTTGAACAAGCTAAGGCACAACCTAAAAAAGTTGTTGATGAAGAATTGATTTCTGAAGATGATGACGATTTAGCCTACTTTGCTAAGTTAGCAGAGGAATAAATCTCCTGAATTTGTTATGATGTTTTGACCTTTACACCCCGCCTAGTGCGGGGTTTTTTATGGTACTCTCACACTTTGTCTTGATGCTGCATTGAAACTGGTTTCATCGTTTCTAATGTCAACAGAACTATCCAATACAAGTTTATTTTCTGGCGCAGCCGTAGGAACAATTTTCTTACTTGACTTATCAATACTCACAACCTTTGGTTTCAACTGTTCAAGTTGTAGGTTGTTATTTTCGGTAATGACTGATTGAACCTTTTCACTAATCGTATTTGGTGCAACAGGTGCTGCCGTAACAGGTGATGTGGTTGTTGCCAATGGTGAGGACTTTGTAGGTTCAGTCGATTGTGATGCTGAAGGCACAGTCTTAGCACCATGCATACCACCAACTGAGGCACCACCTGCCGTATTAACACCTGCATCAGGTTTAACTAAATCAACTCTACGTGGATCCATTCTTGCAGCTGAGGCAGAACCTTGACCTGCACCTGCGGTTGATTTTTCAACACCAAGTCTCTGTAATGTATCTGGTGTCTTTTCACTTGGTGCTTGATATATTGATATTGGATTTGGATGATCCTTTAACCAAACCTTTAATTCTGCTCTTGGTGCACCATATTCTTCTTTAAGTTCTTTATCATCAATTTTAGATTCAACAGCATCAACAATTTCTTGTCTCTTGTACTGTTTAAGGCCTTTTCTTAGGTTCTTAACGGCACCTTCATTTTCAGTCTTTACTTCACCACGAACTTTCATGGCATAAGGATTGTCCTTGTACTCAGGTGCATTAGGATTCTTTTCTATCTTTCTTCTTTCTTCAGCAGAAGCAACCCATGGTGTTAAGAATAGTCCTGCTGCCAAACCTGGAACTGCGGCTGCAACACCAGCAGCACCTTCTAAAGCACCAGCAACGGCACCACCAACATTTTTGGCTAGATTGACGGCACCTTTGGCCAAATCCAATAGATTAAGTCTCTCAAAGATAATAGATAAAGTTTTCCATATAGAATCAATTTTTTCCATGATAAAGTTTTTGACAGATTCAATTGCATCAGTAATCATAGACATGAAGTCTAAGCCTTTTTTCTTGGGCTTTTGTTTTACTGGTGTTGCTTTGTGAGTGCCACCACCAGAACCAATGGCTTCTAGTAGTTCTTTGTGCCACTTCTCTTTCTGTTTCTCTTGTTTGAATTTAAAATTGATGTCA